AAGTTTAAACAAAAATAAAACACCAACTATCGAGGAGTTTACAAATGATTTATTTGTAGAAGTTACAGTAAATAGTTACCTTAGAAAAAATGATTATAAGATTTATGGCTTAAGAGAAATTACCGATGAATATAACGAAAGATTTGAAAAGGTTTAAATTACGGATTAACGAATAGAGCAACCAAAGTTAAATTAATTAAAAAATAAATTATGAAAATAAGCGAAGAACAGATTTTTGTTTTAACAAACCCATTTTTTTGGATATGGGCAATTATAGTTTTAATACTACACTTAATTAAAAAAGCATTAGATGTTACTGGTATATACGATTGGTATTATGTATTGTTTAGATTTAAAAGAATGAGTAAAAGAAGCAAAGATGAAATGGTTTTTTTAATGGATAAAAGAGCAATAAAGTTGTTATGGTTAAAACGAAAAGCATGGGAATATGCAACTAAACTTATTAAAGAAGAAAACAACCTTTAATTTTGGTTGCGCATAGTTGGCATTAGTACAGCCACGCAACGTTGTACGGACTGAGAATACATCGGCTGTATTAAGTGCCAACTGAATAGTACAACCAAAGTTAAATTTTAAAAAATAACAAATTATGAGTAGAGAAACAGACATACAAAAATTATGCAAACAAGTGCTTGAGGAATGTTATCCGAATGAGAATTATAACAACGGAGAAACATCTTGCCCTTTTTGTGCTGAAAGTACATATAAAAATAATGCAGGTATGCAAGATATAAAACACGATGCTGACTGTGCATATTTAATAGCAAAAGATTTAAGCACTGGCTTTTAATTTTGGTTGTGCATAGTTATTGCAAGTGGTTGAGGTGTTAACGCTTTAACAGTAAATAAAGCCTTGACCATTGCATTAAAAACAAATATTGTAAATACATAAAGACAACAACTATTTGTTATAACGAATTACAATAATAAATGTTAAATATAAAATACAATAATTATGATAAAAGCAAAATTAAACTATACAGGAAACGAAAAAACGATTATAGAAGAAGTAAAAATACCACAAGTTCCAAATATTAATGACGGTTTTAATTTTAGATTTAGAAAAATGGATGCTAATTTTAATGCATTTACGATTGAAAGTATTGACTATTGGTTTAAAGATGGAGTTTTTGAGGGGGTTGATCTTTATTTAAAAGATGAGGTTTAATATTTTTTATTGATAGTTAACCGATGGTTTTGAGGGATTTAAAACAATTACCGAGAGTTAAGAACAAAGTTTAAAACACGTTAAACGTTGAGGTTATTACACCGACAAAAATAACGGTTAACGTACACTTATAACATTAGAAATTTAAAAAAGCGGTGGCTATTTGCGTTAGCAATGTACACAAGACAATATGAACCAAGTACAACAATTTTTTGAATACATACTTAATGCTGTTAAAATATTTATTATAGTTCAGCCTTGGCAAACAGGTATAAGGGTTAGAAATGGAAATAAAATTAAAAAATTAAATAAAGGTATTTATTTTAGGATGCCTTATTTTGATAGTGTTTACATACAAGAATCAAGACTTAGAGTTGCTGAAATTGCAATGCAAACATTAACATCTAAAGATTTGAAAACGATAACTCTAAACTGCTCTTTTGGTTATTCCATAAAAGATATTGAAAAACTATATAATACACTATACCATCCAGAAAGCACATTGAAAAATATGGTAAATAGCGAAATAGCAAGTTTTGTATTTGATAAAAATTTAACTGAAATAACACCAATAGATCTTGAAAATTTTGTACTTAATAAACTAAAAGAAATGGATTATGGGTTGAATTTTGAATATTTTAAAATAATCAATTTTGCAGTTGTTAGAACATATAGATTAATACAGGATCAGAGTTGGACAGGCGAAGGACTAAGTATGGATGATAAGAAATAATACGTGTAGATGGATTTTAAATTTTTACTGTTATGAGGAGTTATTTTTAGTGCTTGCGTACCGAAACAGATATACGTAAGCCCATTAATCCGCAAGGATTAATTATAACTTTAATTAGATAAAAAATGTAAATATTATGGATGAATTAGATAAAATTTTTGAAAATAAAGAAGAATTAAGAAACACTAAAGAAGTGCAAGAGTTAATAAATTATTGCCAAAAAGTATTTAAGAAAAACTTAAGAATTGGTAAAATGTATGAGGACTTTCACGACAGAACTTTAGATAAAATAATGTATAGTGAAATTATTTTAAAAAATGGTAATGACACAAAAACAGTGTTAGAGGCAATAATGCAGGATATAAACGATATGTAGTTTTATATTTTTTATTGATAGTTAACCGATGGTTTTGAGGGGTTTAAAACAGATACCGATGGTAAAGACAACAGTAACAAACACGTTAAACGCTGAGGTTATTACACCAACAAAAATAACGGTTAACTACATTAGAATATGAACTTTTAAAAAATATTTAAAATATGAAAACAGACTTAATAAATTATCTAAAAACAAAGCATATATATGATGTTTACAGCTTATGGGGTGAAGCTAAAACTTATTATAAAAACAAGTGTATTGAAATGGGTGGAGGCTATGCAAGTTGGGGTAAAGACATAAGTGTAACATTGAATATATGCGGTAAATTAGAAAGGTTTAAAGTAAGTGTAGACGAATGTAAATAATTTTTTAATTGTTTATATGCAATAGTTGGTTGTGGGCTTTTTGAAACCTTTGCGCTTAAATAATTTATAAGACAAACAAGTGAATAGTATTAAAACCATTAGCGTAAACTGATAAAATAAACAAAACTCACTCCCAACGAATTAGTAAATGGTTTGTATTAATTTAAAGAAAGTTACTCTTAGATTTGTATAAACCATTTTTTATTACTACATTTGATTATTATTAACAAAGTGATATAAACTATTTGCATAGTTATACGCTTTTAAACCACTAAATTATGCCTACATACTATTATTTAATTACCAGCACTTTTTTAGCAGAACCAATAAGAACAAGTGACCGATATAAAAAAAACTTATTAGAAAGTATATTTGAAAAGAACTCTATAAAATATGATATAGAGAAAATATCACTGGTTTAATTACGTATAACTTAATAGTATAACGGAATAACGAATAAATACAAAATAATTATGGAAGATTACACTTGGGTTACAACAGTTGCACTTGCGACAAACGAAGATACAATGAATGACTTTATAGACAACCACCTTTACGAACATTGTGGAGAAAGCTACGAAGTTGTTTATGAGGATGGAACTTATGTAGAAATACAAGACGATAACGGAACTTTATATGGTGTGCACGCAAGTGGAAATGGTGATTTTTGTAGCCACAGAGTTAGTTTTGAAGAACTTACTTAAGTTATACCGTTATACATAGTTGGTTGCCAACGGCTTGTAGTGCCTTTTGCGTGTGAGAAAACATAAAAATATATATCAAAAAGGCATTACAACCAACGAATTAGCTATGCTTAGTTTAAAAGAATATTAACATTAAAATTTATAAAAATGAATAAAGAATTAGAAACATTATTAGATAAAGAATATCAAGACAGAATGTCACAAGGCGAGATAATAAATTTAGACCAAGCTTATGGATATAAGTTGGGTAGTACTGATGCTTTTAAATTGAGTATAGGTGTAGTTAGCCGAAGTGTTTGGATGGTGCAAAACCATAACACTTTATTAATTCACGGACTTTTTAGTACACAACAAAAAGCTATAAACTTTGCAGGTACAAGCGTAAATATGGCTATAACAAACATTACCGTTGATGGGTAATTAGATTACTAAGCCAAATATTACGGCTTAACTGTAGCAGTATATGATTAGCGAAATAAATTTAGAGAATGCAAATTGGCGGTAGCCAAAACATACACGAAATATTATGAATGTAATAAGTTTATTTAATGGAATGGGAACGTTAAGACAAGCGTTTTCAGATATGAATATTAAGGTTGATAAATACTATTCAAGTGAGATTAAACCTTATGCAATAGAACTACAACAACACCATTTTCCAGATGTTATACAAGTTGGAGATATTAATAATTGGAAGGAATGGGATATTGATTGGAAAACTATTGATTTTATTGGTAGTGGTTCACCTTGTCAAGATTTAAGTGCGGCTGGTAAACGTGCAGGAATTAACGGAAGTAGAAGTAGTTTATTTTTTACCTTTGTTGAAATATTAGAACACGTCAAAAAACTAAACCCAAATGTAAAATTTTTACAAGAAAATGTTGGAAGTGCAAACGTAAAAGACGTTGGAATAATGAGTAGGGCATTAGGTGTTTACCCTGTTAGGATTGACAGTAGTTTAGTTACTGCGCAATTACGTGATAGATACTATTGGACTAACATAAGAACTAAAAATACGATGTTTGACGTTGTTGTTGATATACCACAACCAAAAGATAAAAAAATACTCTTAAACGATATATTGACAAGTGGTAAGAGTGATAGAGAAAAACATACTTGTTTAAATACTGGTAGTGGAACAGGTGGTACTCAACGTTATTTAATACACAGGAATAATACAACAGGAATGTTAACACTAATAGATGATTATGGTAAATTCAGAACTTGTAATACTATTGAAATGTGTAGATTACAAGGTTTTGAAGATGATTATTGTGATATATTAACTCAAAGAAAATCAGGTAGTTTATTGGGTGACGGATGGACTTTACCAATAATTATACATATTTTGAGTTTTTGGGAATGGGATAAGTAATTAAAAAAGCGCAAAGGCAAAATTTATTGCGTTAATTATATACGCTGTTGGCATTAGTACATTTTACGTCTGAAAAAAGGGTACAGCATATATCAAAAATGTATTAAGTGCCAACGGTTTGTGTATGCCACGTTGCGTAATTAATAACAAAATTAAATAGATAAAAAAATGAATTGGATTAAGAGAATATTTGGCAAAAAAGTAGAAACCAAGCAATGTGATATACACGTTGTTGGTTGCCAAAGGGAACAGTTAAAAAGAAATAAGACTTGCTTTATGTGTGACAAGGAAAAACCTAACGATGGACACACTTGCTGTGAAGATTGCGGTGGAGTTTCTTTTTAATTGCCACCAACTACTAATAACATTAATTCAAAAAATTGAACAACATGGAAACTATTGAAAACACTAAGAAGTTGCTTAGTTTTACTGCTAAAAATTTTGAACAAGGTAAGTTGGATAATTCTAGTTTAGTTCAACTTATTGAACTATGTATTGATTACGGAAATATCATGTCTATTCCTGATTACGCTAAAAAACATGGATTAAGTTATAATGGTGTAAAGAAGTTTAGAAACATAATATTAATAGCTGGGCAAAAATTTGTAATAGATAACGATTAATCATGAAAAAAATAAACGTAATATTATTAGTATTGTTGATAATTTCTAGCTGTAGAGCTAAGAAGGAATACACTAATACAGTAACAAATGATACTATCAAGATAAATAGTATTGTAAAGATAACACCTCAGCAATTAAATAGTTTAGTTATAGACGAGCCATGCGATAGTTTAGGTAACTTAAAACCATTTAAATATACATTTGGTTCAGGTGAGAATAAAACAACCTTAAAAGCTAAGAATGACACTATATATTTAGAACAAAATAACGATAGTATTATTAACTCTTGGAAAGAAGAGTATAAAAGTAGTTTTAAAAGTGAAGATAAATTAGTGATTAAAGAAGTAAAAAGACCGTTTAATTTGTATAGTATAATATTAAACGTTATATTAGCAGCTTGGATATTTAGAAAACAGTTAATTAGATTAATTAAACCATTTTAAAATAAATTATGAGCGTTAACCATTTAAGTAAAAAGAATAGACAATTAATTATTGACCAATATTCAAGTAATAAGTCAAGAAAGAAAGTTCAAAAAGAATTAAGTAAATTTTTAAATGTAACAACAAGACAAGTTAGAAACTATGCACGTGAATTAGGATTAGGAGTAAACAAGAAAGATATTGTAAATGATAAAGTAATGGTTTACGATATTGAAACAAGTAGAATAAAAGCAGATATTTGGTGGTCAGGCAAGCAATATATTAGACACGAACAATTAAGAACAGAGCCACAAATTATATCAATAGCGTGGAAGTGGGTAGGTAATGATGAAGTGCATTATTTAACATGGGATAAAAATCATTCAGATAAAAAGATGGTAGGTGAGTTTTTAAAAGAATATAATAAAGCATCTATGATTATTGGTCAAAACAACAATTCATTTGATAATAAATGGATTAATACAAGAGCTGCTAAACATAATTTTCACGTTGATAGATATGTTAAATCTTTTGATATTTATAGAATGGCTAAAAGATACTTTAGATTACCAAGTTATTCAATGGCTTATATGGCTAATTACTTTGGATTAACATTAAAGCAATCACATGAAGGATTACATATGTGGGATATGATAGAGTACGGTAATAAAGACGAACAGAAAGAGTATTTACAAAAGATGGTAGATTATAATAAAGGCGATATTGTAACTACTGAAGAGCTTTATATGACTTTAAAACCATACTTTGGTAGTGTTACTAATAATGCAGTTAAGCAAGGTTTACCTAAATGGGCTTGTCCTGTTAGTGGTTCAACAGATATTAAATTGTTAAAAACTATATTTACAGAACAAGGAACAGTACAAAGAATATTATTTTGCGAAGAGAGTAAGCACCAATATAAAGTAAGTAATAAAACTTATATGGATTTTTTACAAAGAAATATGTTAAATAATTAGGTAGTTTAAATAATTATAACTACTTTAGCATTGTTAAACTTTTAAACGGTTTGTCAGCACCGTTGATCCGACTGGCTTAGTGCAACAACTTTTTTTCTCATTATAAATTAAGTTGGTTTATTTCAAATTGCACTAAAAATTAACCTACTAGTGAAACGGAATGACGCTAGTAGGTTTTTATATGTTATATGATATAAAAATGCTATTTTCTTATCATTTATATTTAATTACGTATAGTTTATTTAATTATTTATACAACCAATAAACCATACTAGACTTATCTACATCAAAATCTACATGAATAAAAGTCTTTGCTATACCTATACGAGTAAATCCAGCACTAATTAAAGAGTTTAACATAATAAAACGACTTCTACTATCAACACATTTTATATCGGCTGCTAATCCTTTTAAATGGCTTGATGATTTTACGCCACCTATTTTTTTATTATGCTTTTGTGTTCTGTAACCGCTATTTATAATAAATGGTATATTAGCTTCGGCTCGTGCTTGTTCTAACATAGATAAAAACGTTTCATCCATAAATTGACCTGAGCCTTTTAAGTCAGGGCTATCAAATTCGTGTAATTTGAAATACTTCATTAGAATATTAGTTTTAATATTAACTTACCCACAAATACAGAAGCTCCACCAATAACACCACCGAAAATAGTAGCTTTCCCAACCCTTACTTTATCTTTAGTTTCAATTACATTTACCTTACTTTCTAAGTCGTCTATTCTTTTTATAGCCCCTTTTTGACCTGTCTTTGGGTTGTTCTCTAGTAATCCTAACATATATGTATTTTGCTTTATTACTAGGTCTAATTTTTCGTGTTGATTCATGTTCCGCTGTGGGTTTTTGCTAGTTTGTTTAATCTTTTAAAGTCGTAGTATGAAACTAAAAATACTACTATAATCATTCCTAAATCTGCTAATGTATATTCTCTTGTGCCTAATATTCTTCTATCTATAAAATTTGAACTAGTAAAACCTATTCCTATATTTATTATAAGCTTTTCTATCATTCTTATTCTGTGGTCGCTTGTTCTCTTTTGAGCTGCGTAAATAAATAATAAAGCTATTATTAGTGCATAAATATCAACCTTTAAAAACCACCAATTAGATATGCTTTCATCGTCATTTAAAGGATAAAAGTAATTGCAAATTTGATAGTTACCTAAAAAAAATGCAATTACTAATATTATTATTAACAACCTCTTATATAAATTAACCTTTCTTTTTAGGTGTTTTAGGATTATCTGGGTCAACGATATCATCATCAGTTTCAGTTGTTTCTACTGGTGGTATTACTATTTCTTAATCAGGCATATATATTAATTTAATTGGTTACTTTTTTATACTGTTATATAAGTCTATTGCTCCTTGTGTGCCTATATACATTAATGATATATAAACCCATTCAGAACCGCTAATACTACCTTTTAATATTAGTATTGTAGCTATTAAAAATACAGTAAGCTTTTTACTTATAGTCCAAGCTAAGACTTTATCTATTAATCCTTTCATGTTTACGCTTCTACTTTGTGCCCTTCCGCTATTATTGACAATGAATTTAATCCTGTTAAATCGTCTTGTATTATAACCTCTAAATTATCATCTTGACCAACTCTAAGAGAGACGCCTATTTTATTTTGACCTGCAAATGTCAATCTACTTACAAATCCATCTAATCCTTGCGCTGGATTTGTAGTGTCATAAATATTAAAATCATAGGCTATGTTAGATATATCTGCATTTGTTTTAACGTTAAATATATTATTAGTTAAATCTCTTATTTGCCTAAAAACTAATCCATTATCTAAAGCGTCTCCATCTCCAAAACCTGATAAGTCAATACCTCCATTTGTAGTACAAGTAATAATAATACGTGTTATATCCGTATCTGAAGGTGTTGATGGCATACCTAACCTATGTTTAAAAACAACAGGTGTAATAGAACCATCCACAGCCATATTAGTTATAGCATCAACAGCTTGTGAGCCTATAGCGTAAGGAAAATCTATGGGAGTATCTACGGTTACAACATTAGCAGCTACATTTAATATTGTAGCGTAATAAAACTTATCAGAATTAACATCTACTAACCTAAAATGATGACCAATAGTAAATCCTGTATCATCAGAAACAGTAAATGTTCTTTCCCCTACTACAGCTTCTACTGTTATAGTTGTTCTGACATTTTCTAAAGCCATTGGTAATATAATAACAGGAGTTGTTTGATCTTGTATTTTAACATCTAAAGTTCCAGCACCACCTGAATTATCTCTAAGCCAATCTAATAATGTTGGTAAATCAGTCCAAGAAACCTCATCTTTATCTACTAAATCACTGAATTGATATTCTTTATTTTGAGAACTATCATCTATATATTTAAACTGTATAGTGTTGTTGTAATCCTTATATCTAACCCTATCTTGTGGATATTCTACAGTTTCAAGTGTTATTGTATCTGTTATTATCAGATAATTTCTTATTACCTCCAGCTTTTTTGCCATCTTTTATATATTTTTTTAGTTTAAGTACGTTTTCTTTCTTTGGTTTGTATCGCTTCACTTCCATATTATAAATACCATCCACCAGTATAGTTTACAGTACTATCTGGGTTTATTTTGTTATCTGTATTAGTTGAATACTCAGGGTATAGTTGACTATTATCACATAAATAATCTACTAATCTTTGAGTGTAGTATTGTGCAAAATCTCTTTCTTTCTGTACTAAATAGTCTACTTCTGACTTGTCTACACTAATACTATTATCTGATACATGTTTAAATACACCACCATTACCAACTGTATAAGCTGCAAACGGTAAATATTCAGCCCCAGCAAAATGTATTAAAGCATCTTGTATATAATCGTTAATTAAAGTAATTTCATTAGCTGTTAAATCGTTTGCTATAATACCAGCTTGTAAACGCTTATATAAATCAGTTCCTAAATAATTTTGTATGTGTATCTCTTGAGCTATTTTAATATAGTTCATGAATTTATCATTGTCTATATTACCATCTAATATAGTATTTCTCTTTAAATCTTCTGCTTTTATGAATAATGCTACTGCCATATCTTATTTATTTACAAATCCTTTATTAGGCATATTAACAGGTGCTACACTTACCTTACTATCGTTTGCAGTTGCTCTAAACCCCTCTTGTCTTGCCTTAGTAGTGCTTATTGTTGGTGCTAATGGACTTTTAACATCTATTTTAGTATCTGTACGCTGTACATAAGTCTTTCTAAACCATTTATGATGGCAACCTCCACCACCTTTATACAACCAAATAGAATAGTTATTAGCACCACCTAATCCCCAGCCTGGATTAACTGATTGATTTTCCATCGCTATAATATCTTCTTTACGGTATATTTTAGAAGCTGTAACCATTCTTTTACAAAAATCCCTGCTGTTTTCTCCTGCTGCTAATGGTGCGTATTGATAACGAACTTTAAATTTAACACCTTGTGAGTTTTCGCCATCTTGCTCACTATTTGCATTAGGTCTAGCAGTTCCAGTTGTTACGAAATTATATACTTTTTTCTTAAATGATAGTTTAGGGTTGTTTAATTCTTCGACTTGACCATCTAAATAATCTTCCATTAGATAATCTACTTCTCTTTCATCTATTAACTCCCACTTTTCTAAATCTTCATCTTCACCTAAACCGATTAAAGCGTTAGCTATTAAACTATCGTCTTGGTGTGCTGATAATTCTGTATTTTCATTATCTACAACAGTTTCAGCATCTTCAGTAGTTTCTTCTGTTGTTTCTGTAACCTCTTCAGTTACCTCTTCATCATCCATAAAAGGATTTAAAGAAATAAACTCTAAATCTCTTGTAGTGTTATTAAACTTGTCTAACTTTTCAAAACCTTGTATTAATAACTGTCTAAATGGACTTATAGATAGTGTTTCAAATAGTACAGAAGCTACTTTTAACTCATCTGCATTACTTCCAAACCCAGTGCTTGTAGATAATCCAAATAATAAAGGACTTGTAACTCTATGAGATACTAAAATCTTACTCATAGATTCATTAGATAAGAATTGATATTGTTCAGAAGCATCAGATAAAGGAACTGGTGTTATTGTACTTTCACTTTCTTTATTATCGTTAAACATAAGTACAACACGACCAGCATTTGAACTACCACTATATTTAGCTTGAATTTTACGTTCTATTTCTTTTGCTTTTTCCTCTGTTGCTGGAACTCCATTATTCATATTAATTAACATACTAGGGGCTAAACCATTTTGTATATTATTTATATGGTAATTACCTATTTCCTCTTCTAATTCAGCATACTGTAAGCCACCTTGATAATCTACAGTACTATAATAAAATAAACCACTATTATAAGGTTTGATATATAGTATTTCTATACCTCCTTTTTCTTTTGATTCAAACGTTGGTATTCTATCTAAGTCTGATATACTTCTAACTTTACTCCAATCCCTTGAGTGATAATAAGCATTTATAATACCTTTATCATCTACTTTTTCAGCAGCTAAACTCTCTACTGGTATATGTGAGCCTTTTACAGACTTTCTACCACCGAAATACTGTAATTGAATAGCACATTGCCCCATTCTTTTAAGGTCGTTTACAAGTCTTTTAACGTCATCTTCTGGTATAGTATCATAAAAAGATTCATCATTTAAACCTTCACCGTAAATCATATCTATGATAGAGTTTATTACAGATCCGTTTGTTGCACTACCTCTGCTTCTATCTATTAAATACTGAAAATAACTATTTTTAGTTCCGTAAGTAACATATTTTTTACTAGGCACTTCTTTTATCTCAGGTTGTACGTAATTACTTAAATTAACGATACTAATTCTACTTTCTTTATCACTCATAAATCACGTATGTATTATCTTTACTTGTATCTTCTGTAAATTTACCATCATTCATACTAAAAGTATCAATATCTTGGTTTGTACAGAAAATTCTACCTCTATAAATTAATGTGTTATCTGTTTTTGTTATATCTATATTGTAATAAATATTCTCTTTTAAATCAAAAATTTCAGTTATTTCTAAGTAACCACCGTTAGTAGTTGCATCTATATTAGTATCTGAAACACTTGTATTAGATTGTTCGTTAGTAATAGTGTAATTAACCAAACTAACGTATTCTCTAGGTATAAAATTTAGTGTTTGAGGTGTTGCACTCTCTAATAAAATCTTCATATTAATATAACTAATTTTTTGTTTATCTGTTTACAATAAAAAAGGGTAAGCAAACTGCCTACCCTCTAAAACAAATTACTATGAAATCAAAATATTAAGGTGTTATTTGTACTGCACTAACTGTAGCTGTAGTTGTAGGAATATCAACAGCTAAGAAATTAGCAGGAGCAGCCTCTTCAGCAGTCATAGTTAAGGTATAACCAGCTGCATCACCTCTTGCCCCACCTGTTGCAATAGTACCACCTGTTACATCAGCACCATTAGCTAATCCCATTACTAAATAATTATCATTATAATCTTGAACTATAATAGTAGGACTAGCCCACACTAATAGTTTTACTTCTTTATGCGTAGCCTTATCTAATTTAGGTAAGAAAACCGATAAAGATTGTGCGAAAAATGAAGTCCCATTACTAATATCTTTAGTTATAGTACCAGCGTCAAAGGTGTTATTATTACCTTTTAAATCAAATTCAAAGAACTCAGGAGTACCTCCAAATGTTGTGATAACATCCGTATCAGTAACATCATAAGTAATAGCACCTAAATCATCAGTAGTAGCAAAGATTTTTTTAATACCTCCTAAAGCATCAAAACATCCTTTAGCTCTACCTGTTGTTATATCACAAGCCATATTATATATTTATTAAAAAAGGGTGAGCAGACAAAACTACCCACCCTTTATATGATTATTAATTTAATTTATTATACTACAGCAGTTGTAGATAAGTACCAAATAATTTCCTCTGGATTAACATATTGTACTCCACCAGTATAAACCATTTTAAATCTAACTTGACCACTCAAATCAGTTTCATCCATGTCTTTAATTCTAATTTCGTTATGGTCTGACATTAAACCAGTTCCGAAATAAACGTTTTTACGTTGATAAATAGCAAATGTATTATCAGGTAAATCGTTATTTACAGTAAATGTAATTCTACCGTATTTTAATTCATGTGCTTCTGCTCCTAGTCCATTAGAAATACTTGGATTTGTTTGAGCAAAATCATAAGCTAAAGCAATATCAGGAGAAATAGAGTAAATAATATCTGGTTTTCTTCTTAATGCTACAGGTACAGCAGCTAAAACTTTTTCAATTTCAGAAACTACATTAGTTTTATCAATTGCAGCAGCTAAAGGAACAATACCATTGTTTGCTTTAATAACATTTGCATCAGCAGTAAATAAAGGAATTAAACCACCTATTTCACCATCTGTTGCAGCGTCACCACTCCAAATTTCATTACCAGTTGCTACGGCAGTATCTGATAAAACCTCTGTTAAAAATGCTTCTTCTTCATCTGCTGGTAACATGTCATTATGAGCAGAGAATCCCATAGAAGCAGTAGACCAAACCTGTCTATAATCTTCTTTACATAATTCCATCTCATTTTTAATCTTTTTAGGGATTAACTCTACTTCACTTCTTGTAACAGCTCCTGTAGGTGTAAATCCACAAGAATAATCTACTTTACCGTTAGTGTATTCAATTTTTCTTAACGAAGCTTTATAAGCTACATTAGGTAGTACTGTAATAAGTCCTTTAGAAATAGTATCAGCTTCTTTAAACGCTTTACCTACAATTTCACCAGCTACTTCACCGTTGTAATTACTATTAATTGTTGCAGTTGTTGCCATATCTTTTATTTATTTAATGCTTGTCTTAATCCTGCTGTAATTCTTCCTTTAGCAGTTTTGTTTGTTGTTAATTTAACTTCTTTTACTTCTGGAGAATGTACAATTTTTTCAGCGTCAGGTTTTTCATCAACTTGTTTTTGTAATTCAACATTCTTAGCTTCTAAATCTTCTTTCTCTTTAGTGAAAGTTTTACTTAGTTCTGTGATTTGTTCGGATAGTTTGCTGAATTCTTCTTTAGTTGCGTATTCAGGTTCTTTAACCTCTACAACTTCTTCAGCTTTAACTTCTACCTCTTCAACAGGCTCTTCTGCTTTTTCTGTCAAATCTACAACAGGTGCAGTTTGAATTTCCTCAGCAGTAATAACAGGCTCTCTGTTTTCTTCTTTTACTTCTTCATCCGAACCGAAAAATAATTTTTCCATTCGTGAAAGAAACGTTTTTTTGTCTAAACTCATATTATTATAACTATTTATTGGTTCTTCTGTTACATTTTCGGTTAATTCTTTACTGTTTTTAACTAACATATCTGCAAACCTACCCTCTATGCTAAATCCGTTTATTAAACCATCCTTAGCCATTTGGTAAATGTTATCATCTTCTATTTTCATAGATATAAGCCACGTTCCTATAGGTACATCAATGCCAAACTTAACAGACTTATCGTGTACATTATCTTCTTTAATCCATGATTCAGATACGGTGTTACTATCTAATTGTATAGCGTGTTCTAGTGTAGTTTCGCTCTGAAAACCATTCTTTAAAAACATTTCAGACGCTTTTCTAACTGTATCGTCACTAAAAAACACATTAAAAATACCTGATTTATCTTTTCTAGGAATAAGTTTATTAGGTATTAAAGCAGCTCCCATTAATATATGCTTCTCATCATCTACAACAGCCATTTTAACATCTTTACTTAATGCTATCCAATCTGATTCTATCGCAGGATCAGAAACTAAAGATATAGCAAACACCCCCTTTTCTTTTGTTTCTTCATCTAAAAATAATTCGTATGTTTCCATTTAAGATATATTTATATAATTATAACTAAATATTTAGTTGATTGTTACATTTTAACCGAATGTAGCAGTGTCTGTTATCTGTCTATCTAGTGCTTGTTGAGATGTAACCTCACTTGCTACTACAATAGCTTTAATTGGTTGCTGTGTTTGTGTACTTATACTCTCTGCTAATTGGTTAGTACCTGACGCACCGATTACATTAAACTCTGGGGCTAATGGTGGAAATGACGGAGCAGATAATCCACTTGGAGCACCACCTCCACCGCCTCCAGGGCTTGGCGTTGACAATATACTTCTTACAGATGCAAACCCTTTTAAAGCTACTGTAGCTGCTGCAATAAAATTAAAAGGCGGTTTTAATGTTAATGCTTTTGTTATACCTTCGTGCACGTTCCATATAGCTTGAGCTACTGCAAAAGCTTTACCTGCTGCTGATGCTTTCCCAAAAGCGTCAATTGCTGCGTTTGCAAAATCATTAACAATATCTTTCTTTTGTTTAGAAATCGCTTTTTCTGTGTTTATTGTATTTATTTGAAATTCTCTATTTAACGCTTGTCTTTCTAATGTTGCGTCTGCATAAGCTTGAGTGCCTACCTCTAAGTTATCTTGCCTTTTAGCTAAAAGCGCATCCTCTTCTTCAAATTGTATTCTAATTCTTTCTTTTTGAAGTTCTAACAACCTTAATTCTCCTAAGTTAGATATTCTAAAAACCTCTATTGCAAATTGAGATTGAGTTTCTAGCAAAGTGTTTAATTCTTGTTGTAACGCTACCTCATTTACTTTTTGTTCTGACCTTTGGCTTGTTATTCTTTCATTTATTTCGGCAAGTTTTATTTCAGCATCTAATAAAGCTAAATAACTTTCTTGTGTTCCTAATTTTTCATTTTCAGACCTTGCAAAGTTTAAAGATTCTAAAGCTAATTTCTTTTCAAACTCTAATTGATTTTCTAAAATAACACCTAACTTTTCATTAGCTTCTATTCTTCTAACAATAGATATACTTACATCATCTCTTATCTGTCTTTCTTTCTCTGCTATTTCTTGTTGATTTAACTGAAATTTCTCTAATCTTTTAGCGTTTATTTCTATTTCTTTTTGAAGCCTTACGGTTTCTTGTGCGTTTTGAAATGCTATCTCGAAATTTTGCCCTTTAAATATATTATTAAGTGTTTGAGCTGCAATAGTTAATGAATCTGTAGCTAAATCACCTACAAATAACTCTTGAAACTTAGCAACAGCAGCAATTAACAAACCAATACCAGCAGCTTTAATAGCTATACCAACTCCTTTTATAGCAGTAGCAAACTTTCTAACACCTTTAGAACCTTGTTCAAATCCTTTTTTAGATTGTTTACCTGTCTTAGCAGAATCTTTACCGACCTTTTCTACACTATCATCAAGCTTATTTACGGATTCGTCTAACTGCTCAACTTCTTTTATACCATCATCAGCATCTACATTTAATATTATTGTTTTTTCAATTGCCATTTTATACGTCTTTTAGCATTTTTATAACCTTCTTTAATAGTTTCTGGTGCTTTATATTTACCTTTAGCTATTTCTATTAACTCGCTTTTACCATAAAACTCATCAACCTTTAATAATTCTAATATATTATTAAGCATAATTAATTAAATATGTATTGTGTTTTTCTATAATCTTTTTTAGGGAATATATTTATAGTTGTAGTAATAAATAAACCACCTCCAACTGTATAAGCCCAATCTCTTGAGTCAAAGCCTTTGTATTTCTTCTCATCAATTAACTCTTTAGCTAATCCAATTACAATAGGTGTTATTATACTATATATTGTAGCTTTTTTATGGTCGTCTGTTATTTGTATTACAGTAGCATAAGTAACTAAAGATATACCAGCACCAGCAGCAAAATGTAATTTCTTATCTACTGGTATTTGTCCGTAGTTCAATAACGGTATAAATAATAATATTAAAAGTATTTTTTTCATTGTTTTTATTTTATATATCAGTCCAGCTTAAACCCCATTTTGTAGCTAAATAATTGCAAGTTGTATTTATATCAGCATCACTAACTAAATTATTATACATAATAAAATCAGCAAAGTTACCCAATTTATTAGCCGTTTTATCGTATTTAGCTCCAAGCGTTAAACCTTTTATTGAATTAGCTCCAGCATCACCAGTAGTTGTGAAAACCCCATTTCTAATTATTTTAGAATTAACACCATTAAAAATACATACGAATATTTCCCAAGTTCCCGAAGCTACGTTCTCAGGCATTTTTAATTCACTTCCAGCGTTTAAAGCGTAGTCGAAAAAATCTACGGTAGCTAAACTTTGTGAATCTGTTGCGTCTATACCGTCAAACATAAATGTATTTGAGGCGTTATTACTTTTCGCTACAAATACAAAAGTATTTGCTTGAGATTGTACTCCGAAATTTTGCGTTTGCATCCAATTAGCTCTAATAGTTAATGTATTTAAAGAGTTTAAAGACTCATCATTAGCTCTAAAACTATCCACCTCTATTGGCTCATCGTTAAAGGCATCGTTACCGTTTCCGCTTTTATCTAACCATTTATCTACATAATCGTTAGGACTTAAATCTAACGAGTCGAAATCGCTAGCGTCAAACCATACAAAAGGCTCGCCTAATTGAATAGGAATAGCAAAAGAAACAGCCTCTATATCATAATAAACTAACTCTACGCCTGTATTACCGTTTACGCACTCTATATTTAACCTGTTAACACTCGTTAAGGCGTAATTTTTTGATGTTGTTTTTTTCCAATAATTAGGGAACGTAGGCAAAAATCCCCCTTGCATATATATTGATATTTTTTTTGTATCTATTCCTGTTGGTAGATTATCATCTATAAAAGTAGTTGGAGTCGTCATTGTTTTTAGAAATACACCGTTAGGGTTAGTCCAATCTATAACATTAGAAACTCCCATATCTACTCTTGTAGGGTTTACAGAACATCCACCAGTAGAATTTATAGTTAATGTTTCATCACCCCCATCATTATCCTCAACTAAAGTTATATTTGTTCCAGCTACTAATTTACCGTTTAAAAAACCAGCAGCTATGTCATTAGGGCTAACCTTTACAGTGTCACCTATCGTAGAGTCCTCAACCCACGATGCATCTCTTCTATTGTATGATTTTCCATCTATAGGAGCTTCCTCTACACCTTTAGTTATTGGTTCGCTACCACTACCATTATGTATTTGTATTAAATCTAAAAAGAATCCACTAAAATTCTTATAAAAATATATTTCTATATTGTCAAAATCAGTAACAGGTAAACCTAGTTTAGATGAATTTATACTTATCTTTTGCCAAGTTAAAATAGAACTATCAAAACCGTTATCACCATTTTTAAATATGTATGTATTACCAACTTGTGAAGTACCATTAAAAAATTTAATAAGTATATAATTATCCTCAAAGTCTGATTTTAATTTAACATAGAAAGTCAATAAATCCACATTAGATGTAGATTCAGTAGAAACTCTTGTTAATATAGCTCTATTCCCTGCTGTTACGTTAGTACCCTCAATAGAATTAGTACCACTAAAAGCATCGTTTGTTGAGTTTACAATATTACCTGAGTTACTAGTAAATGCAAATTCTATAGGTGTTCCTACATTTTCATCATAAACCAATTCTTTAGATGTGCTTTCTGGCTCTGTTGCTGATGCTCTAACTATAGCTTGTTTAATAGGATATACTAAACTAGGGTCATAATCAGGTTCAACAACTAAAGCTGTTGTTGCTGGTGTTCCTGTTATTTTACCAACAGTACCAACTGTAGCTGGTGAAATAGGAGCAATTGCCACTATTAAGTCTATTCTATCTAGTGTAGGGTCGGCAGCATCTAATGTAACAGTAGCTGATGTTGATGAATAAAAAGCACCTAATACAGGATAATTATCAGCCGTAACATCAAACGATAAACCACTAGTCCATTCAGCATTAACATCTATAGGCGTAACACCTGTAACGCCACTTGACTCTATAGCTATTACTCTATCATCAAGATTATTATGTTTATCTTTAATCTCATTCATATCAAGGTCTTGCACTTGATTTTTCCTAACTGTTTTAGGTTTTATACCAACCTTATCTTCATATGTTATTTTATCGCTCATATCTTTAGCTTATATCAAAATTTAAATCATAATTCAATCCATCAAAATTAACAGGAACTTCTTGCGACACAGCACCTATATAATTTAATAATTCTAACTTTACTTTACCTGTTGTTAGATTTGTGTTTATAGTATTTATAATATACACCCTGTCTCTTATAATTAACTTATCATTGAGGTTTATGTTACTAATTACAGATAATGGCATAATAGCATCAAACTTATATACACGTCTTTTATTATCGTAAAGGTCTGTGATATAGTCCTCCCAATAATTAGAGTATAAAGAAACTTTACTACCTAATTCTGAGTTAGGGTTTACTGGTGGTGGTGCAAAATTAAATGTACTTATTTCTTCACCGAAATTTAAAGAATGTGTTATATCTGATGTTACTGTTTTATTCTCTTGCCCTACATTTAAATAACTTTTAATTTCTATCTGAACATCATCTTCATCTTTAAGCATAAATCCGACATCTAAATTAGTTATATTTCTATTGTAAAATAAAATAGGTTTAGAATCTGTAGGTGATAAATCATTATCTATAACCTTACCCACTAATATATTTGAAAAATCGTTATCTAAAACGCTTGATAAGTTTTCAAACATCAAATTTTCAAATGGTAATTCTACATTTAAAATACCTCCATCATAAATAAACTCAGCTTCTAAATCTCCGTACCCAACTTTATTAGTACCTCTAAATTCCTCACCTAATATAGTATCTGTTTCTCCATACTTAAAGTTGATACGTTTATATAGATTAGGTTTGTTAATTGTCGAATCTGATATATCAATATACTTTGTAATATCTTTAGCTACCCCATCTTCATACCACTCATTTAAAGGTGTTAAATTAAATGATGTTGCGCTTAATGGTCCTACAACTAAATTATTCATCTTAACTAAACCACTTATAAAATCTCTCACACTTATATCTGGTAAATTAGATTCTATAGATGTATTACCATTAGTTATAGTTGTTACAGGAGATATAACAGATGGTTGTTGACTCGGTATAGAGTAGCTAAAAATAAATGAAAATTCTTTAGTTGCAGATATATACATATCGTGAAGTCCAACACCTAAATTTATACCTGTAAAGAAATCACCTTTATTAGTATATGTAACCTCATTACTATTTGTGTTGTTTACTACTCTTATTTTATATTCAACATCTTCAAATCCAATCTCTGGTAACATAAGTATTGTAAATATATTACCATCTATTTTATAATCTACATTTTCAAATATTTTTAATTCTTCTGAAAAAGGATTTATATCACCCTTATTTTTATTTAACCATAAAAATAAATCTTCTGTATGATTACTATTATTAAAAAAATTATCTGAAAAAGTTATACCGTAATGTGTTTCTATAGATTCTATAATCCTATTTACTTTTATTGCTGGTTTAAGCTCTAAATAACTAATACCGTTATTAACTTGTAAAAATGTATTTCTTATATCGTCAGGCTCTGCATCTGTACCTTTAGCATCCCATCGCCAATTACGCTCAGAACTAATTAAAGGATATATAATATTACCACCGAATAAACCAGTAGTAATACCATCCTTTACATTAGCGCTTGTATAGTCGTGGTCATAAGCAGTTAAAGGTAATACATCTAATTTATCATCACCAAACAAATCAGACAAGTTAACTAAGTTACCAAAGAAAGTAATATTATAAGATATAGGTTTACCATTCTTTAACTTAGCGCCTTCTAGCTGTATAACACCCTCTTTAAACGGTGTATAGTTTAATTCTATATTAGCAGTCTTTCTAGTCTTAGCATTAAAACCATCTATTATATCTGAGTTATACCAGTGTTGAAATATCTTATTGTTAACTACTGAAGCTGGTATATTAAAAGATTGTGTAAAGTCAGTGAACACCTTACTAATATCTTTTATATTCTGCACAGAACTACTTAAAGATATTGTTTCATCTTCAAACAGTTCTAATCTTTGCCCTTCTATATATATCTGTACATTATACATTAATAAATATTATTAATTACATTGTTAGCATAGTCAAAACTAATAGTATAGTTTATAAGTTTATCATTAACTCTTGTTTGATATGTTATATCATTTGTTTTAATATTAACAGGTTTATCATCTACCCAAACTAACTCACTAAGTATTAATTGTTGCATGACCTTATTATGCTTTTCTTTTATATATCCAGTGTTAAGTGTTATATCTCTTTGCCCTGTTACATTGTAGTTTTTAAATTGATGTTGTTTAGTGTTGTAAGTATAGTTATTAAACTCAACATCACCTATTATAGCGTTATACTTATCTCTTTTAGTACTTAATGATTCAATTGATTTCTTAAACATAAAGATTCTTTGTAAAGCACCATTAGCATCATAAAACTTAACCTCTCTAGGTGTATATTTACACTCATCTAATATATTAATACTTATAGTGTTTTGTAATACCGCACTTTTATATAGTTTAATCTCATCAACATCACTTGTATTAGTTAAATATTGTATCTTATCATAAGAAAATAAAGAAGCTACTGGAGTAGTTAAATCATCCGTATCTATAACAACACTATCCTTCAACCATTCAACAGTATCAATACCATCTGAATTAGCAAATACAGGGAGTAATTTTGGCTCTCCATCTAATATATTTAACTCATCAACTATTATATTAGTTCCTTTTGGATTTGCACCTTCTTCAAAATAACCATACCCATCAACAGCTAAATAAATATCATTAACTATTAAAGGATCTCCAGTTACAGGAGTCATTGTCAAATCAGTTTCAACCCATAAAACATCATCAAAAGAACTTAATAAATCTGTGTATGCATCTCTATTGTGATTATAAAAATCTCTTATTAACTCGCTAACCTCAAATATAATATTACTAGTTGTATCTGTTAAAGCGTTTTTAGTTATAGTATATGTTGCAGATGCAGGTTTACCAGCACTAGAACCACTCCATATAAAAACACCTAACTCTGCTTTTTCTAAAACTCCAATACCAGCAGCCGTTATATAAAACGGTGACCTTGTTAATATTTTACCTTGATATGTTGCCATTATTTACTATCTGTATTTAATTCATCTAAACTAAACTCTATAAAGGTTTCTACATCTAGACCAAATGCTTCAATAATATCATCTGGTAAATTCTTAAACTCTTTACTAAAAGGATCGCTTAAAAAATTAGTTGCCGCTATCCCTTTCTCTTTTATCTTTCTGTTTATTAAAAACGCTAAACTGTTGATTTTTGATTCTGTTTGTTTTATGAAAGAATTTGTTCTTGCATCTCTTAAACGTATAGGTTTGCTTTTTATCCATTTCAATAATTCATTAACAGGAATACCTTTGCCTGGTTTTCTACCTCTATCAACATTCTCACCATAATCCTCCATTGATATATCAAACTGAAAAGACTTACCAGATTTACTAACACTAGCATTATATTTAATTGAGTTTCTTAACTTACCACTATTATCAATCTTTCTTCGCTTACCGTTTACAGTTCTTGTAGCACCTACATTAATCTTTGCTAACTTAGTAACACGTTCACCAAACTCATCTAATACTATTTTAACATTACTATCCACAATTCTGAATTGTATTAGGCACGTCTATTGTAAAATCTACACTCCAACCTATTGCAAGATTAGGGAATGTATCTCGAACTCTTACAGCCGATGTAGTACCTTGTAGCTCCCAATCATTATCTTGTAACAATCCACTGCGTAAAGACTTATCTAAGTTTTCTATTACTGCCAATGTAGAGTTTAAAACATCTTGTTCGTTGTCTATTCCTTTCCAAATTTCATTCTCTTCTCTTAGATTCTTTTTGTTAATATCTACCATATCAATAACAGACACAGTAATAGTAAATCTAACAACTCCAGTAACAAATTCAGCACCAGATATAAATATGTGAGATAATGGGTATATCTCTTGCTTATTCATATCTACATCATTAATCTGTTCTACACCTATCTTAACAGTGTTGACATCATTATCAGCTATTAAATGCTCGTATATTGATTTAGTTACTTCGTAATATGCTATCATTTTTTAATTCTTTTAGCTTCTAATTCGTTCTTTTCTTTCTCAAACTCTAACCATGTTAGACACTTATGTAATCCTAGTTTAGTGACGTTTTCAAACTTATCAAGTTGTCCTCCAGCAATTGCGTAAATGCTTTGATACCAACCCCATTTTCTTCCAAAAGCTGCTTCGCTTGTGTATTCGTCTGTACTTCCTTCTCCAAATAAGCTAGGGTATGAGTTAATAGTTCGCTCCCTAAATTGTAAAAAAAAACCTGAGCACCCATAGCTATATCTAAAGAAACTTCTTTCATTATATCACAGTACTTTTCAGAACTCTCATAATCTTCTATTAGATACATATCTTTAGTTTTATGTGTTATAGGTCTATACATAACCGCCATAGCTCTATGTAAATCTGATGAGTCTGTTAGATAGTTTTGTAAATCTATAAACTCTCCTATACTCATATCTTCTAGGTTAGGTATAAAACCATACTCTATATTCTGATAAGTAAACCTTTGTTTAAATTTTTGTGTTTGCTTAAAAGCTTTATCTATTACTCCTACTACTTCATTAAAATCAGATACCTTAATACTATTAACATCTTTAATCTTTACATCACAAAATATTTCAACAGCTTTTAAGTTTAAAAACTCTGTAGCATCTTCATTAACTTCGACTATACTCATATACTTCTGATAGTCTTTTAGCTTTATCTCGCTTAAATCAGTTGGTATTTTTAATTTAACCTTCATAATAATATAACTATAATTTTGTTTGTTTGTAACTAATAAACATTATACGCTCCAGCGTTAGGATTTCTAAGGTGATGTTCTATATTATATCTTGCACCATCTATTGAGTGATTCCAATCATCTACATATAACTTACTTCCTTTGTCAGCATACACATGGTTATTTAATTCTTTACCTATATTAGTTGATTCTGGTGATACTATCAATTGATAATCTTGCATTAATGTTATACCAGTTTCTATTAACCCTTTCTTATGCTGCTTAATATTGCAACCTCTATGTTTTAAGTCAGCTACTAATCTTGGATCAACCTCAGATATAATTAATTTATCACCAACCTTTTCTAATATCATTTTTGCTAAATCATCAACTCTTAAACCTTTATTATATATGTGTTCTTTTAAGTATATCTTCTTCTTAGCTTTATCAATAGCTACCTCTGTTAATGTATCAGGATCAACACTAAACCCAAAATCCATACCACAAGAAGTCTGTAATTTATCAGGATTGAATACACCATACTCCCAGTTATCAAATACAACACCCTCAGCTTTATCTAACCAACCACCCATAACCTTGTGTTTATATTTAGATGGGTTTACACGTTTTATTCTTTCAACATCTCTTATATAACTTTTAGAAAGATTATCTATATTATCTAAATATGTTGTATGTATATAATTAACATCTTCTTTAGTTGTATTAACCCCTGCCTCTACACCCATATCTTCAAAGAACTTTTTATATATCCAATGTTCTTTTGTTGTTGGGTTCATTAACAATATAACTCTATTTTGAACACCCTTTTGTCTAACTGATAAATTAATAGTATCAAATTTATCTTCATCAACTAACTCTTCAGCCTCATCTAACACCCATGTAGATAAACCTGTTATTGATTTTAAGTTCGCTGTTTGATCTCCTGAAGATGTTTTAATACCCCTAAACAATATTCTACTACCTGATATCTTATTTATAATCTCATCCTTAGTTATAATGAAATCATTTATTTTATTCATCAGTTCTATCTTTTCTAAGAACTCAGGTATAATAGAAATTGAAGCGGATCTCAACGTATATCTAGTATATAGTATAGTGTGACCAACCTCATACGATAATAGGTTAATTAAATATGTTATAGCAAATGATTTACCACTACCTCTACCCCCTGTTACAATAGTAAATTTAGATTCATTCCCTATTCTTTTGTACTTCTCATTTAGTTTTACCAAAATTCAACAACTCATTAAAACTTAAAGTTTCACCATCAGAAGTCACATCTAAACTTTCTTTTGGTTTACCATATCTATATTCTAAATATAGTTTTATAGCATTAAAATTACCATCACTAATAAGGTCGTTTAATTTATTAATAGCATTATCACCATCAATAATATTATCTAACCTCTCTATTAGTTTTAATTCGTCTGCTTTACTTTTACGACCTGCGCCTGGTCTTGATCCTCCATGTGCCATATCTTGAAAAAACTTGTTTATTCAATAATATAACTAAAAACTTAGTTCATTGTTACAACGTATAAGTTTCATATAACTTTTTAATATCGCTAACTACGTTTTGCATAGCTTTAACACCGCTATTACAGTTAGCGCATATCTTAGGTGTAATTCTAAATAATCTTCTATACAATCTAACTAATTCAAATACATCAGGCTTAGAGTATTTATTTTTATCATGTCGTTTAAGGTAATCAGTAAACCAAGTGTACTCAGACTCTACCATACAATTAGGTTTATATCTAAACATTTGGTTTAGTTTAGCTTTTCTTTTATCACATCCACAGTCTTTACCATTAGATAACCACTCAACAGCTTTTTTAATTCCAGTAGCTTCAGTTATCTTTTCAATAGTATCTCCTAGTCCTTCAGACTTCTTAACACTTTCTTTGTACTCTTTAGTACGTTTATCTATTTTCTTTTTTGTCATAATTATATTTTATCGTAATCACTATTTAAATAATCTTCAAAATCTTCTCCAAACTTTTCTTTAAGTTTATTTTTGCATTTTTTTATCGTATTGAACATTGAGCTAACACTAATTCCATTGCCCTCAACTACTGATTGTAAACTTAAAGCTTTCGTATTAGATATTAGTCTAGGCTGTTTAGTTGACCCATAAGCCATATCTCGAAATGACAACCCAGAGTACATATATACTTCAAATAGCGTTCTATCATAGTAACTCCAGGTTTCCACTTCTTTATTAATCAACTTAAACAAATTATCAAAACACTCTTCTTTATCACAGTTATCAATTTCTTCTAATTGTATTTGATCTATATCAATATGATAGTTTACAGATTTCTTTTTTATAAAGTCTAAAGATAAATTTCTTATAACAGTATAGAAGTAACCTTTATTAATTTCATCACCGTATTTTTTATTATAAAGATCAATATTAAGCTTATGTAATTTTATATACATATCCTGTACTATATCTTCAGAGTCTTGTTTATTATTTAGAAAGTTATAAGCTATTCTAATCCAGTCATCATGATATTTGCATACTTTATCTAACATGTACGCGAATATACAAAATTAAATAATACCATGCAAGAAAAATCGTATTTATTTTTTATTTTACATTTTTATTTGGTAGAATGAATTATTATTTATATCTTAGCGGTATAATTAAAAACAATATATCATGACACGTACAGAAAGAATAATCAGAAATTTAATAGTAGGAACGATTTTATTAATTGGTTTATACATAGTAATAGATTCATGTATTAACCCTAAATCATGGATGATATAATTATGAAACAAGAAGTATTAAACGGAATCATTAATTTAGATGTTCACCCTTCAATGTTTGAGCATGACCTTATACCTGATAGTAATTCAACGGACTCACATTTATTTAAGATTGAAACTGAGAATTACTTAATAGAGTTAGAATTAATTGAGTATTTAGAATGTGATAACTACGGTAATGTAGGAGATAACTATTTAACCGTTGGAGTGTTCCATATATTTGATGAAAGTGGAGGTGCTTATGAAGAGTATATAACAGATGAAGAAATATTAAGCCATATAAACTATTAATTATGAAAACAATTAAATTAGACACTGGAATTATAAAATTAGATAATAACGATAATATCATTAGGCTAGACTTAATTAGTTTAGATGAATGTGATAAGTTAATATCAGAATGTGCATTAGTAACACCTGATATTGATTTAGAAGTCGAGGAATTATACGTAGAACAAATTAATAACCAATTATTAAACACATGGATTTAAAGAAATTAAAAGAACCGTTAGAAATCAAAGATATTGATTTTAGAGTACAAAGTATTAATAAGGGTGGTTACGCTACCATATTAGCTTATAAGGACGCTAGGGTTGATATAAATAGACTTAATGATGTATGTGGTCAATTAGGATGGAAGAGAGAGCATACTAGAGATAATAAAAATTGTATTGTTTCTATTTGGGATGATAAAAATAAACATTGGGTATCAAAAGAAGATACTGGAACTGAATCGATGGCTGAAGCTGCTAAAGGATTAGCAAGTGATAGTTTTAAACGATCTTGTTTTAATTGGGGTATAGGTATTGAATTATACGACTATCCTATTATATCTATTAAATTAGCTCAATGCACTAAAGATGATAAAGGAAAATACAAGAATGATGGCGAATGGTATTTAGATGAAAATGGTAAGCCTAAAGCAACATTTAATTTAAAATTAAGAGATTGGGTTTGGGGTTCTGAATTTGAAGATGGTAAATTATCTAAATTAGCAGTTAAAGATACTAATGGTAAACTTAGATTTAATTGGAAAAGTAAATGAAAAATAGATTTATTAATTAAAACATTTGATTGTGAAAAGGTCTAAAGATTACATAGAAGATTTAAGAGCAGTTTGTATTATGCCTACTGACTTATACGACGAACTAAAAGACTTTAAAGGTCTTTATAAGATATCTGTATATGATAATAATATGCGTAAATTCTACAAAGCTAATGAGGAATGGCAAGAGGCTGATGAATTAGAAAAGTTAGCACGTGATAAAAGAAAGCAAATTGAAGCTAATATAGATTATATGCAATTAGACAAATGAAATTTACAATAGTAAAACAATTTAATAACACGTTTAAGGTCGCTTATGATACTGACTATGATAAGATGAAGCGTATTAAAGTAGGTGACCTTTTACAATGTGAAATTAAGAAACCTAGAAACTATCAATTTCATAAAAAGTTCTTTGCATTACTTAACATGATATATCAAAATCAAGAGAGATATAACAATATAGACCACCTAAGAAATGATTTAACTATTGAGGCTGGATTCTATACATTAAGACAAAATCTCAAAGGAGAAAAGATATATGAAGCTGATAGTATTTCATTTTCAAAGATGAATGAAGAAAAATTTGAAGATTATTATAGTAAATGTTTGGATGTTATTGTAAAATACTTTAACTTTGACAAACAATCAATAATAG